TGTGTGTTAATCAATCAATACAAGTATTATAGCATGAATGCCATTTATTGTCAAATTACGCTACTTTGCGAAAATACATATAGGGCAAGCCCAATGTATAACACAAGTACTCATCATCACCCATAGTACCTTCAGCTTCGTGGATCCAACGCATTGCTGTTGCACGATCCCTAGCACCTGACAAGATCAAGTCACTTACCCTTTTCTCAAAAGAGAAAATTGCATGTTGTTCTGCCTGAACACGGACCTTTTCTCCAGCTTCAATAGCTACACCAAGTCCTTCAAACTCATCTTCAAACTGTTCCAAAGTCCATGTTGAAGTGTCAACACCACGAGGACGAACGCCATAAGCATCCTTATACATATCCCAATAGATAGATTGAGCCTGCTCTAACTCTGATAACTCTTCCCAAGATTTGAATTCTGTAGTCATTTTGTAGTCCTCTTCTTTACTGTCTAAGATTCTATTATAGCGCCAAATCCATTTATTGTCAAATTTTGGCTATCAAATTAGCATGAATTTCGTTCATTTCTGACTGTTCCACGTAGAAATCTGACCTAGGATCGTAGTATTGGCCTTCACTGTTGTCATAATACAACACTCTTCCGGAGAAATTAAACGGGCCTTCTAAGCCATTGCGCGGACCATACTTGGTACGCATTTCATCCATCTGATACTTGTCAGCAACAACTTTGTAACCCATAAATCCCTTTCAACTGAATAAGAATCTATTGTAGCAGAAAGCCCATTTATTGTCAAATTTTAGGCTATTGTCCAATTTAGTAATTGATAGTATTGTAATTCATCATACTTTTTAGGGTAGCATGTGCCTTCAATACGTATTTGACCATTGGTAAAAATCTTATCCCAAATATGTTTTAATGGGTTCTTTGGTTCAATTGTAATCAAATGAGCATTGTCATTGCTATCCTTTAACCAATATTCAAAATGTTTTACACGTTTATTAGTTTTGTAAAAACTTTTTATAGGAGTTAGAGTAGTGATTTTTTTAACACTATCTATATTACTGAAATTAGTTATTTCTAAATTAACTTCTCTTTTGAACTGGTCGAATTGAATATCGTATTCATAGAATTCAGGCAATCTGTAAATGAGTGGTAATAATTCTTCTGTGACTTTTTTACCATCACTGTGAATAAATTTATTCAGGTCTTGTCTATAGGGAGACAACTTAACACTTTTAAGAGTCCATAACATAATTTTTTTGCTGAAATAATCTCTTATCTCGTTAGCACGAACCCTGTCAGGTTCTTCTATTTTTCTGAATAAGTTATCATCTAACAATGTAGTAATACTAACTTGTATTGATTCATTTTTTGTATCACGTAAACGTTTCCAAGCAACACTTAATGCTAGTATATCTTCAGTGGCTTCTATAACCTCATATCTTTTTACATAGTCACTTCTATTAATGTTCTTAAACAAATTATTAAGATAAGTATCATCCAACGAGATAGCTGAATTTTGTGACAATGAACTAATAGACAATGGACTAATATTATTCATTCCACTAGATCCTAATCCAGTCAATGTTATAGTGTTACTGCTATGTGTATTATTAACCAATTGTAATATCCTCCATACCGGCTGCTCTCAATCTGACAATATGACCCAACATAAAATTCTTTGACTCTAGTGCTTTCATTATACCTAACCAACGATTTCGTAGTAATGCTACTTCATTGATAAGTGTTTCAAAATCTACTACCTCGTCTTCACCATCAACATACTTTTCAGCATCACGGCTTGTCAATGCTCTATTATACGCTTCTAAATATTTTTGAAAATGTTTTCGGCGAATTTTCCGTAATTGAATGTTGAGATAGTTCAATACGGCTTCTATCTCTTGTAGTTGATTAAAACGATGTTCAGTTACACCGGGTAATGCGGCAATGTTCTTTTCAACATTGCCATATACCTTCACCTCTTGTTTAGCAGATAATAGTTCATTCTCACAATGAGAGATGAAATCGGGTATCACAGCTAGATTAGATGTGATCCTTGTATACCAATTTGACATTTAATCCCATTCTTCTTGGTCTTCGTCTTCGTCATATTCTTCGTACTCTTCGCCATCGTGTTGGTCAGTGTAACCTTTTAATGCCTTGAGTACCTCTTTGTCATTCTTAAAAGAATCTTTAATGTCATTTGCTTCGTAATTATTATCAATTAACAAATTAATCAATGTGTCTGCCGCATCACTACGGTCATTGAAATCAATATGAGTACGTAGTGCATCCCATATTTCTGCTGTAAAAGCTAAACTCATTCTGTATCCTCCTCCTCAGGTGTTACAGTACTTATCTTTGTTGTTGATTTTTGACCATACTCACTCATTACTATATCTAAGCAACCGTCAGTATTAGCTTCCCAACCTTTACGAAACTTCTTAATGATTTCCCCATCAAGTGTTGTGTAGACCAGTGAGTTACCTTCTTTCTTAACAAGTTCAGCCTTCTCAATCATATCTAATAATCCTGAGTAAGGGCTCATACCTGACTCATAAGGAATCTTAACTTGTACAGATTCAAATGGTTTCGCATAGCGAGTTTTCATAATCTTACATGCGGCACGAATACCTCGTACATCACTAATCTTATTACCATCTTCATCTTCTTTAAGTTTTAGTTTCTTCATAGCAACAACAATACTTGATGCGTAAACAAAACCTTGACCACCACTGATTTTATCATCTGGATCAAACATATCTTGTGAAGCATATGTGTGATTAGTAGCTACTAAGCCGATGCCCAGTGAACCAAACATGTTAACACAGTTACGAACAAGTGCTGTTAGTGCTTTAGGCTTACGACCCATGTCACCTTTCATATCACCTGCTTCAAACTGATTAACGTCAGTGGGCGTTAATAACATACCCAATGAATCAATTACAAACAATACCTTAGGACGATCTGTTTCTGGTAGTGTTTTGTAATCTTTAACGAACATAGAAATAGTTTTTCCTACTTCGTCAATCATTGCCATGTTTAGTTTTAATAGTTTATTTTCTTCAGTAGATACACCAAGTGCGTGTAACCAAGCTTCGTCAAGGGCATTTTCTGAGTCAATTAAGACTACAAAAATTCCTTGTTCTTGTGCGTGTCGGACGAGGTTTCCTGAGCAGATGAACGATTTCCCGGCGCCCGACTCTCCGGCAAAGACAGTAACTTTACCAAGAGGTACGCCTTTATTAAAATCACCGGATATAAGATAATTGAGGGCGAAATTACCTGTAGATATCCAGTCAGTTGGGTCATTAAAACCAATACTAAGTCCCTCAATAGATTTAGTAATGTCACGGCGAAATTTTGATATATCAAAAGGCTTTGCCATTTAATTATCCAATTCTAGTGCTAGTGCTTCTTTGATTACAGCAAAGAGTTCCTCATCAGTATTACAAAGAAATTTGTAATTCTTCCAATCATTCTCTGAATCTCTTCCGCCTACCTCAATCATATAACCATTATTGTAACGATTGATTGTAAATGATTCATTTACTTTGTTTAGTTTTTCTAGGTATTTCATATTATTTCCTTTATTTTGCGTGTACACCGTTAGTATACATATTGATCGTTTGTTTGTCTAGCATATCTGGACATTTTTCTGCGATAGATTCTAATTCCCAATCATTTGGGTAATGACGTAATGCACCTCTAGCCCTATCTCTAATGATACTAGGAACACGTGGTGTTTTACCTGGATCGCATAATTCTTCCAATAGTTTTTTACCTTGCTTAATGGCGCGGTATCTTTCGTCACTTGTTGTCATGGAGTTCTCCTTAGGTAGGGAGCAAATGCTCCCTATTCCCTTTTAAGACTTGTTCTGTCTAGCACGAATCATTGCTAGAATGTCTTGTGCTTTGTCACTTGATGGTTGTGCTGTAGGAACCTTAATAGATTCGGCTGCTGCCATTGCATCTTCTTCCCATGGTGCTGAAGTTTCTGCTACGGGTGCTGTTGCGGGTGCTCTAGTTTCAGTAGTAGCTGTTTGTTTTTCCGCGGTTGCTCCTGCAGGTGCTTCTAGTCCCCAAGGACGATAGTAACTACCCCAACGCTCTAAATCATATGGTTGACCGTCTACACTTGCGTCAAACATTTCTTTGATTACACGTAACTCTGCTTCGCCGGGACGCTTTGGTAAGAACTCTGCCAAATTGTACAAGCCATGTGCTTCAACTGCGGCTTGTTCTGCCTCTGTCAATGCTGACTCTTTACGTGCCCAATTACTTGTTGAGTAAT